TAGCTATATTCAGACCATTCAGAAAGTTTAAAATCATCTTCATAATCATAAGCGTCGTCTTCAAAAGTAACTCCTTCATCATTATCAATATCATATCTAACTCCAAGCATTTTTTCATAATCATCTCTAGAAATAACGCCAGAATTTAACATTAAACGAGCCATTGTTTGACTTGCTGTTTCAGGAACAACGGCACCTACAGGAACAACCAAAGGAGGAGAACTAAAATGTTGTCTCCCACTCCTTTTTTCTTTAATAATTTTTATAATTCTACTCATTTTAAAATATCCTTAGCGCGTTTTGGAATAGGACGCCAAGCGTGAATAACATTTTCAAGCATAATTAAAAAGCTATGATAAGACTGGTCTTGAACAGCAAAAGGACGCTTAAAGACCTCAGAGCTATGTTCCATATTAATAAACTCATCATTCAAATTTGGAGCATTATCAAAAATACGAGCCATATTCCAATAATTAAGAGTGTCTCTAAACTCACCAGTGACTAAAGGTTTATGATAACGATATTCTTGGTATCTATCGGAATAACCAAAAATAGAATTCTTATTACCAGAAGTTGCAAAAAGCTCCTGTGTTAAAACTTCTTGCATACCAATATTAGCAAGTTCCGGTGTAAAAAAGTCTAAACGAGAACGCTTTAAGAATTCTCGCTCAATACCTTGAGTATAAACAGCTTTTGGCCTAATAGATAAAAGACCAATAATAATTCCATGCTCTGGGCTTTTGAATCTAATAGGGCGTTGTGCAACAGAAGCGATTCCATGGCCTCTCATAGTTCCAACACTTGTGTCTGTTCCTTCAGCGGTTTGCAAGACTTCAGAAATGTTAAGGATTCCACGACCGCCTCCTAAATATTCTGGACGCTGGATTCTACTATCACGAGGCTTAACTCCAAATTCTCTTTGAATAAATTCCTCATAACGATTACCAAATTTTAAAGAGCGTTCTGCATATCTTTGCAAAGCGGAGGAAGCTCTTAAATCTCGAACCGAAACAGAACCTACTGTCGTGAGCGTTTTATAATGAACAAACTTATTCCAAACGCCACCTAAAGAACATTGAGGGGGGTTACCAACACGAGACTCAGCATTATTAATAATAAAGCGTGAAGTGCTACTGGAAGTAGAAGCATCGCAGATACCTGTAAATTGTGCATTTGTATTAACCCCCGCAACAGTAACGGTTTCGTCAGCAGTAAGTCGATAATCAATCATGATAGGCCAATTGTGTAGTTTATAAGTAGCAGATCTTGATTTAGTACCATCAAACCAACATTCACAAATGACTTCAAAGTCAGTAGTGATTGTAATTGCTGTGCTTTGACTTTCTGAAGAAATAGGAACATTTGCAAAAAAATCCGATAAACCTTGAAGTTGATCATTAATAATCTTGAGATTTTTCTCATCGATGTTAACTCTCCATCTTTGATGTCCAGTGTCTTCATAAAAAAGTTTTGAAAGATTATACCAATTTTGGTCGCGTACGGTATTTGATTCATCGGTATAATAATTATATGTGCCTGCAGGAATTGTTTCCTCACCATCTCCAAGAACCGGTTGATCAATGATAATTTGTGCATTACCATATTCAAAAAAAGGTGCGAATGCAGGATAATCTACGGCACTAGCGAACCAAAAAGCGGTCCTGTAGGTAAACTCATGTCTGTGAATTACAGGAGTACCACTCTCGCCTGAACTTACAGGAACAAAGATATCTGAACCCCTTTGTGTCCAAGGTCTAGCTAAAGTAAAATAATCACGCTTCCAAGAAGGACTTAAAATGTCTTGCGAAGTTTTGTTATCTAAACCATCAGAATAAACAACAGATACATCATTTTGCAAATCCTCATCACGATAACGAGTATTCCAAATTTCAGAATAAGCCCTAAAAGGCATAGCAGAAACCTCAATACCTGCTTGTTTAACAGGAAAACCAAAATAATCAGCTAAAGAACCAGGCTGCCAACCACCTGAAGGAGCTTTTACATAAGGAAAAGCAGGATTAGCACTTAAGTTTTCACCACCTGTAATAAAATCTTCCCAATTATCCCATAAAATCCTATATGGAACATACCAATATTGAGTATAAAAATAAACTTCATGCATTAATGGAGCAACCATGGGTTGACATCTAATAAAATTTTTTAAACCAATTCGGAATCTATCGCCAGGAAGTGTTGGCTGTAGCAAAAAAGGAATCAACTGACCAGCGTCAGCAGTAGTTGAATGTGTGTGTGTTAAATTAAATTTACTTCTTTTCATCTAAAAATCCTTCATGTGTATTATTTTCTAAAATATGGTAAATTAGTTTATGAAACTCTTGAAACGAAGCGAAATAAAAATCATAATAAAAAGGCTCACCATCTCCTTCACGGATACGCACACCAGAAGCAGGTGAGTTTTCACAATAATTAACCATAATATGCCTATCAACAACGTTGCAATCAATTCTCATATTCTTTTACCTCATTAATTGTTTTTTTAACTAAAAATGAAAAAGCTTTTAAAAAGATTTTTTTAGCCTCTTCAAGCTCTTCTAAACTGACATCAGAATCTTCATAACCTGCTTCAATAATAGTATTTAAAGACTCTGCTAAATCACAAATAGGACATTTTTTCATTATAAATCCTTTCTTTGAATTAATTTTAAACGCGAATAAGCTTCAGCAATCTCACCTTCAAAATAAATTGACCAGCATTTTGCTGAAACTTTCACGCAGTTATCGAAAAAATCTTCAATCTTAATGAGACCACGCTCATAAACATTACTTACAACGTCGGAAACCTTTTCATAAAGCTTCCGAAGACCGTCCTTTTTAACATCTTCCAAAACTCCAAATTTTTCAGCAAGCTTATTTTTAAGAAAACGGCCAAGATACCGCTTGTGTTTGCCTATTTGGAGATAAGGTGTATAAAAAGGAAGCGAAAGGACAAATGCCTTGCCTAATCCCATAGACTGACGATTAAAAGGAGGGACACGATTTCCATACTGAATTCTTCTGAATTTTTTTGTCACATAACCTGCAACATAATTAGAAGCTTGTTCTCGTGAAATAGGTTTTTGAACATCAACAATTCCCATTTTCCAAGAAAGGTCAACCAAATGAAAATCTTCTGGTTTAAGCCCAAAAATAATTAGATGATAATGGGGGCGACCAAACTTGTCACCATACTCACCAACACCATAATAACGGATTTTACCGCTTACACCTTGTCTCTCAATACGACGGCGTAATCGTTTAACAAAACTAGATAAATGAGCAGGAACCAAAGAATAATCCTTAGGGCAGTTTTCATTATCATAAGTCAAAGTCACAAAAGCTAAATCGCTCCAAGATAAACTCTCAAGTGATATTCTCAAAGACCACTCATTAGATTTTGCTTTACGGCAATTAGGACACGAGCCACAAGGAAAAGGTGCAACGCCTTCTCCGTCAAATTTCATATAGGGGGATAAACAAGTCATATTAATCCTTTCTAAAAACAATCGTTACATTCTGTAACCAATCCGTCTAAGACGTCTCCTGCGTCTCAATCTTCTAATCCGCCTACGACGAGCTAGATATCTTCTACGAGAAATACGTCTTCGTCTATACCAACGAAAAGCCATAAAAAACCTCCAATAATTTAATTTTGTCTTAAAGACATAAGAATTATTTCAAAATAGAATTTAAAAAATGCTTAAGAGCCAAACTTGGAATAGTCATAACGCCTATAAACGGATTATCATACTTGCGACCAATGTCTGCTGCTTCTTTACGAATAGGATTTTTCCCTTTGTCCGCAACCTGATATCCCAAAGGACCTAAAATGGTTTCTTTTTTAGTAGCCTTTGAAAGATTATCATATGGAACAACATCATACATTGTTGAGATTCCTTGCTTAATCGATGAAATATCATCAATAGACATCTCATTTTCAGGGACGAAATATTGATTTCCACGAGCAGTTGTAAAAATATTTCCAGACTTGGAACCACTCAAAAAAGGCGTTAAAGTCTTAGGAGTTTGAGCCATCGTTGAAGTAGCTATTTTGTTAGCAGCTTCAACAGCCTTATTTACATTATTAAGCTTCTCACCTTTGACTTGTTCTTTCTTGAGGGACAAATCTAATTGTCCCATAGCCTGACCAATAGAATTCATTGCTCTAGAAACACCCTCTCCATAAGCACTACTATAAGAAGAATCGGAGGGGGTATAACCGGGAGTTTGCCCCATAGCATAAAGAGGATGAATTCCAGCTTTTTTGGCATCTTGAACTCTCCA